AATATCCTCATTGACTCATTCAGAAAATCTCCAATAGTAGATTGTGGTAAGTAGGAATAAGCACTTCTAAATAACTTATCTCCCCAGATATCTAAGAATCTGTGCTTCCTTCCTAATGGAGTAGTCAAAGTTCTAGTTGTTCTTAATTCATTCTGAATGATTTGATACCATACTTTCAGTAGTGGATTAGCTTTGTGGTAGAGGTTGAGTAGTATCTTAGCTTCACTAATCTCAATACCTAAAGCATTAGCTATAACTTCTGGCCCAGCAGAATATGAACAAGCATGCTTTAAAACCTTACCAACTTTTCTCATCTCTGGAGTAATTAAATCATAATCAACTTCAAACATAAGAGAAGCAGTTAACTTATGCACGTCGTACTTACTCTGCTCTTCTGCTGATGCTGTGAAAGCCATCTTAAAGAAGTGTTGCAAGCGGGTATCTCCAATAAGATGAGCAACTATAACTGCTTCTGCCTGACGCATATCAGCCTGTACAAATATCTTACCAGCATCAGCACGATAAATCTTTCTGGCTATGGGCGGGACGTTTTGTAGATTACCTGAACCGTAAGTTAGAATGATTGACTCAGAAGACGACCATCTACCAAAGGATTTCCTACCCTCATTCTCTGTGGCACTACCAGTAATATTATAAGAAGTATGATACCTTCCTTCTGGTGAAGGTTCAGCACTCAAGAAACCATTAAGTTTTAATAACTTCTTATAGTCTAATATCTTAATAAGCCAAGGGTGATTAGGATACTTCCTTGCTAACTTCTTCATAGCCTTTGCATCTGTAGTCATTACCCTCGTTTGCTCCACAGACTTTCTTCTCTTAAACTGGGGTTCGAGTCCCAACTCATAATACAGTAACTGTTGCATTTGCTTTGAACTGTTAAAGTTAATTTCCCTTTTAAATTGACTATCCAATTCCAGTTTAACTACTCTGGTCTGCTCAACATTTTCATTGAGTAATTGTAATCGTCTTTCATTGTCTATCTTCACTCCTGTAAGTTGCATCATAATAGCAGGATCAATCATACTCATCTCAAAGTTGAAAGTCTTTTCCATTTTCTGCTTTATGAGTTCCTTTTCTAAAGGCTCAGAAATAGCAAAGGTTCTTATGGCATCGAGTACATTATATACTGCTGCATCAACCTTAGATAGGTTCTTCCATGGCTGAACATCTAACATGATACTACCAACGAAGCCTAGGTCACGAGGAAATTCAGGAAAGATTACATGCATTGCGATGAGAGTATCCATCCAAACTTTCTCAAAAAGTACACCGTGATGGTGCCACATGACAGCTTTATCATATGAAGCGTTGTGCATTATAACTTCACAGTGCCTGCCTAACTCTCCGAGTTTCTGCCATAACTGAGCTTCTTGTCTTGAGTTCACAGTAGAAGAATTGTTCTTCATATTATAGAAGCTCATACCAAAGTGAGCACTATCAGCAATACCAAGTAGGTAAGGATAGGCAGTACCAATATGAGCTTCAATGTCAAACGCAAATCGCTTTCTACTTTTCAGTATTGTATCCATATAATCCATGAACATCTCGAATGCCGCGGGAGCTACATATTGAGTCTTGTCTTTGGGAATGTCTGGACTATTAGAGTTATACACCGCTTTTCTTACATCGAACACGGACACTGGGAACAACTTCCACTCATAGTTAATTGCCTGAGGATGGTAAGTTGGAATCACTTTAAGTCCTGGGACTAAGGTAGATTCCACAACATATCCTCTGGCTTCTGAAATCTTCTTCATTCCAGTAAGAGCCCATAATGCATAAGCTCCCATAGCAACCACTACGTTTGGACGAGATTCTTCTAACTCCATTCTTAACTGTTCAATCCACATTACCAGTTCTGGTTTTGGTACAGTACACTTGGAATCATAAAAGAAGTGGCTCATATTGTTGGCTGTTGGTCGTCTTAATGCTACATTTCTTATTCTAACATCTCGCCTATTTATACCGTTTTGAGATAAGATGAGATTAAAAGTCTTTCCAGCTCCATGCATATTTTGGAAAGGCAATCCAGTCTGCTCTTCTATCTCTCCAGGTGCCTCGCCTAAGAAAAATATCTTAGAGTCATTCGGCCCAGTAGTTTTACAAAGCATTATTCCTCCTCCTTCTGTTATAAGCATTAACACACTTTCTGTGATAACATCTTCCATTTGAAATTGGAATAAGTAGTTCTACTGGTTCTGTTTCTTTACATACATAGCAGTAGTCTTGTTGTGGTCTCCTTTGCTTTTCAGTAGCCACCTCAGTTCCCCTTTCCCAATCCTATAATTGGACTGTCATCTTTAATAGACTTCATAACATTCTCCATTGAATGAACCTCTCCACATTTAATACACCTTAAACAAGGCATCGCAATTGCTGTTGGCTTACCTGTTGGAGAGTATATAGAAGGAACTGCTTTGTAAATAGCAACTGATTCAAATATGAATGCTCCGCATGTGCAAGTAATTGTTTTCAAGCTATTAGCATCTACGTTAATGCTAGCTTGCATTGGATTGTTGCTCATTTTGCTTCTCCCTTATTAATAGTTATATTGTTGCAGTTATTAAAGCTAAATTCTGATGCCAATTCTGGTTGTTTTAAACTTACTTTTTGTTCCACATATACTTTTTTAAAATACTCAAAGTCTTCAGGAGGCATACTCCAAAGTACTCCGCTACTCGTTATATAAACTGGGTATGCAGTAACATCATCTAGTACAATACAATTTATAAACTCTTGTAAGTTTTGAGTGTATAAATTACCAGTTATTTTAACAATTTTCATCTTTACTCTCCCTTCATTTTAAAGTAATTAGTTATTCTTTGCCTCCCAACAGCAAATGCTTCAACCAGTTTTTCGCAGCCAATCGGATACATCTTCATCTCAATAGCAGCTTCAATAGTAGCCATACTTCCTGCGAACGGATCTAGTACAACAGCACCTGGTATTGCTAGTCTACTTAACAGTTCCTTGATAAGTGGTACTGGTTTCTCTGCTTGATGAATCCTTATGGAAGGTATAACATTAGGACACTGCACCCAATCAACCTTACCCTCAATCACTATCCTTGCATCAAGTTTTCTAGCGAACAGCATACTTTCATAGCCTGCTGACATCCACTTAGATGGAGCATTGTTCTGCCCACTTTCATTCTTAATCCAAATGATTGGTCGTTGTGAGCAGTTCCAACCTGCTACTTCAAACATAGATTTGATAATCCAGAAGTTACTGATAGCACAAAAGACAACAGCAAAACCATTGTCCTTTACTACCCTAGCTGCCTCCTTCGCAACATTGTTAATAATTGACATTGATTCCTCGAAGCCATCTTCATACTTAAAGCCTGACATTGTAACATCACTTCCAGTATGCCCTCCCAACCCAATAGTAATATCGTGGATATCTATCCCGTAAGGTGGGTCGGTAAAGAGAACATCAACACACTTGTCTTTCATACCTTTCATAAACTCAAAACAATCCACATTGTGAATCTCAAACTTATCTTCTTTGGTTTTCATTACTTGGTCGTAGGTTTCAAGTGCTTGGATAGAAGTGGATATTCTTTCGAGTCCTTTAACGGCTCTTTTAATATCAGACTTTGTCTTACAGCTTGCTAGTTCAGGAAAGTCTTTTAGTGCTTGTGCTAGTGCAAGGTCACCAATGACTGATGCTCTTGTCTTCCCTACCACCTGAGCCGTATCATCTAACTTCCACCCTACACCTTTGTCGCTACCCTGTACTGGTGTGCCGTGAATCTGCTGTTTGAGAGTATGCAATTCTTGCACTGCCATAATTTCTTCTGCAGGTGTAAAAGCCTTCCTTTGAATATTTTCCTCTAGCTCCATCTCTCTTAACTCAAATGGATTAACTGTGTCTACAAATACAACCTTAACTTTAAGACCTGCTTCAATACAAGCTGCTAATCGCCTCCCACCCGCAACTAACTTCATATCTCTGGTAACAACACAAGGTTGTAGTTGACCAAATCTCTTGAAGGATTCAGCCAAATCTTTTATCTTGCCCATTTCCTTCCTAAACCGAGGCATATCATCGGGTAAGATTATTTCTGTTGGCGCTACAACTCTATAACTATCCATCTATCGCTCCTTTCAATGCTTTAATATCTTTTATACTTAATCCTAATGCTTTGAGTATGCCTTTCTCTGCATCACTTAACTTGGTTGAAGAAGATTGTGCCTTTGGAGCAATGTCAAATTTTGACATTGATTGCATTATTCTTTCTGCTCTTCTAGCAGAATCTTCCTCAACCTTAAGTGTAAGAGCTTCTAGGCTATAGTCAAGAACATTTTTGAACATCTGTTCTAGCCTCATTTCTTCACCTTTCTTTTGCAAAAGAGATAAGTAGCACACTGCCCAACACAGAATACTGTAGTACCATTGTTACCATACTCGAAAGTATTCCTTCGTGAGCCATTACTATACACGCTCTTTCTTAATCTCTTACAAACAGTTCCTCTCATAGTTTACTCCTCAAGCTTTCGTTCGAGCATCTTTCTTTCTGTCTTCAATTGTTCAACTTCTTTCTCTTTAACTTCAATAACCTCAGTTAAAGATTCAATAAGATTCTTAGTATCATCTTTTAACTTTCCTGTTCTTTTCATTTTTAAACTCCTTTATGTGATTCATATCATCTGTTGCGTTAAAGTTTTTAAGTTCATGATTACTGTGCATAAACTCTACCATTGCTATGTTGCCAATATCAAGTAAGTGCTCTAAATTACCATCTTTCTTGTAAAGATTAATCTTGGTTTTAATACTTACTATTCCTTGAGTAGTTGTCCAGTTACTTACTTTAATATCTCCATACCTAAAAAATCCTGTAACCATTCTGTTTCGCCTAAGTAACTCATACAAATCGCACCATTGTGTTTTAAGTAAAGTATCTCTATTTGGTGCAATTGTAGTACAGTTACAATTTTGTAGCAGATGTTCTCTTATTCTTTCTGTTATTGTCAATATACTTACCTACTAACTTATTATAATGTTTACTCATTTCTTCAATCTCTTCTTTAAGTACTTCAAAATATGCCATCTTTGTTATTATCTTTGCTTTAAGTAATTGTGACTTTGATATAGCCATTGATTCTCCTTAAAAAGAGCAGGTGGTACTAGCCATACTGTACCCCAATATAGTAAGTAATTACAAACTCCACCTGCCCTAGATTATTAGATAGGTAAGTTATTTGAATGAGTAATTTCAATCTTATTCCTTACTCTCCAGCGTCTTAACGGTGCGCTTATAGGTAGTCTTTTTACGACTTTCTGATAGAGGCGTTAAGAGTAATCTGGAGCCTTATGTATTTAGGTATGACTGCACATACTTCTATCTGTTCATTAAGCAGCAGCAATATCAACAATCTGATTATTGAATCTGCCTTCCCACTCCCTGATGCTTATAGATACAATAACCTGTATGCCAATCCATTCAGCATTTTGTACGCCGTCTTCAATCGCTTTAGCAGTGTTCATATCCACTTTCATTTTCTTCTGGAAATCCGCAATCATATTAATCTTGGCTTGGCGTTTGGTTTGCTTACCACTCTTGGTTCTGACCAACTCATCACCTGCTTTGGGAAAGTAATTCTTATACTGAATTACATTACCACTAACAGGAGTTTCATTGTCAGTCATAAATTCATCTGGGTCTGCTATTAGAGAAACATCCCATACAAGTGCCATATCAGCAGCATCAAACTTGACACCTATTATGTGACCTCCATATTGACCAGTGGGGATAAGAGGAGCAACCTTAAACTCTTGCTCAATATTAAAATCTGTATCAAATTTAAATCCACCTTCTGAATTTGCTGCCATTGAATCATCTACTTCTTCTTGTTCTGTTACTTTTGGTTGTTCTTTTTTCTGAGCCATGTTTTGCCATCCTTATTTTGTTTGAGTTGTTAGTTGTTGTTTAATTTCTTTCTTCTTCTTTCCTGTTAAGTATGCCATAATCTCGTTGTAGTCATTGACTAGTAAATCTGGTAAAATTCTTTTAATTCCAGATAGTCTTGACCGTGACTTATTAAACCCAATAGGTACGGTTTGTATAAGCCATTTAGTTTCACCTCCTTCCCTTTTTGTACAGTGATAGTAAACTTCATCAAAATAACCAGGAATAATTACCGGAAGTGCTCCTGTTAACATAGGTTTTACTCCAGTAATAACTCCCGATTCTTGGTCTTGTACTACTTGTAAATGAGCTATAAAGTGTATGTTGCAATTCATGTTAATTATTTGCTTCAATCTGCCTTCCATTAGATTACGAACCATCGAGTAATGTACTTGCCACAGTGGCCCACCAGTTGCACTTCTTTTGGAGTCTAGTTGTAAAGCTCTTTCCATACATACAGAAGTCATTGCACTTAAGTCATCAACTATTACTGATACATATTTTTCTTCTTTAACAGCTTTCATTATTTGTACAACATCTTTCTCAAATTTAGTCCAACCTAAAGGAGATAATTCGTATTGCTCATAGTCAAAGTCTAATCCTTTATAGGAAATAATAGAGTTTGCAAAATCAAAAACAAATCCAGGAGTTGGAAATGTAGAGCCCAGAATCGACTTACCTGTACCCGGATCTCCGATAGACATTACTTTAATATATTCAGTATTAACAGTAACTTCTTTAGCGTTCATTATTTTTCATCTCCTTTTGTATGGGTCTATACTCACTTACCCAGCATGTCTGTTCCATAGCTTTTCTGTATTCTTCCTGGGCAAACTTTACAGCCATTATACCAGAAAATCCCTTTGCACACGCCGCTTCGGTTAGCAATTCTTCTTTACTTAATTTTTTTAGTTCACTTGTGATAGTGATTAGTAAACTTTTTAATTTGTCTTTTTTCATATTGTAAAATCCTTAAAGTTGTTACATACTGGGCATTTTATGGAATCGCAGATTTTATCACAGTCGTGATTAAGCAATTCCTTCTCTTCAAATACTGCGGCATCAGGATCAAGAACAACACCACAACTATTACATGCTATAAATCTTATTTTCATTTTTTCTTCCCCTTTTCACGAGGCATTATAAGATCCACAGATTACTCCACGAGAAATGCTATCATCTGCTTTTCCTAGATATTTAACGCTAACATCTTCAATTTTATTACACCATGAGTAATAAGTAATATTATTCCAATCTATTGGCTTACCATTTCCAGGATTCATATTCTTTGCAATTTCTTCATTCTCAGCTGCAACAACAGCAGAATCAAAAACATCGTACTTATCTTCAGTTGCGTTTTGCGAGATTAAATATAAATTCATTCTCATTTATTTACCTCCTTTCTACTAGTAATTCTCCTCACTTATAGTTTTATTGTTTGGCTTACAATCGAAAATATCCGCCACCTCGTCCATTGTATTCTGTTCATAGTTACAAGCCCCGCCAAACATGAGATGTTTGCAGATACCATGACCAACCTCATGCTCTTCAAAATTCCTGCACTTTTTGTACTCAGGCAATCTGGCAGTGCAGTAGCCTTTGTACTCGTATGATTCCATTTTCATCTCCCTTTAAATAATTTTGAATAATCCTCTAAAGTGGAAATCTTTTTTTTTGGTTAATGCAAACCCTAGCAGTGGAAAATAACTTCTGGGTGCCTTACTATATTGTGCTTTCCGAACTGGTTCTGAAGGGTTTAGTGTATTTAAATTATCAAGTATTCCAAATTGTTTTATAGCTTGAAGTATACGTTTCTCTTTACTTCCTCTTCTATTTGCTT